AGTCGGCAGGTTGTTTACAAAGCTGGTCTCATTGGACTCCATGTAGTCCTGTATGGCCTGCTTCAGTGTGGTGTAAGTAAACGCCATCAGGATGTCTCCACCGTTACGCGCCCAACAACACCCGCCATGTCAAGGCCGACAGTTCGGCTTCCAAGCGCCGTATTGCCTCCCCCGACAGGATCGAACGCAGAAAGCGCACGGCTTTCGTCGAGGCTGTTATCAGGCCTCGGAAACCGAAGAGCTTGCGGATCATTCGCATTGACATCCCCCAGCTTTAGTTGAGGCTGATCCTGATCAACAACGTCCCTGCCAACTAGCAGGCCGTTCCAGCGGCCATCCTCAATCTGTCTGACCAAGTCGCGCAGGGGGTAACGGAATCCAGTCCGGTCACAAAACCCAAACGCCTTGGAGCCCTTGGCGTAGCTACTCATAAATTGTTATATCCACCGGGAGCCATGTAAAGCGATGCTTTCTCCCTAGAGGCATCCGCCGCCAAATTCCACTGCTCCTCATAGACCTCTTTGAGGGCCGGGGCTATCCCCATAGACTCTGGCTTTTTGCTGGCTATCTGATACGCCAGCCCAGCAACCATGCAAGGCAGGTATCTGGCTGGCACATCCATGTTATTGGACGCTGGCTTTCCAGTGTCCTCGATGCGATCTAAGTAGTAATACGCAAACGTGTAAGTTGTTGTTGCGTCTGGCACGGGCCAGAAGTGGATCGTCAACCCTGTCGGCTTGCGCTCAACGTAATACTGTAGCGGCCTGCCCTGAGTCAGCTTGTTGGTCTGGTGCGCGTACTGGCTCACCGAGATTCTCTGCATGGTCAGGTCGGACTGCTTAGAGGTGTCCCCTGCGTCGGTACGCAACAGACCCTCGATGATATCTTGCTTCTCCGAAGTCAGGTCATACGACGCTGTGCCTGCGGTCAGCGTCTGGGTTGCATCCCTTACTGTCCACAAGTTAAGACCACGGTTCTGCCACTCAAGCATGAGCAAATCCAAGCTCCTACGGGCGGTCTTGTAGTCATAGCCGCTTCGTAGCTCAGATCCTGCACGCTCAAACGCTTCCTCAAAAATGTCGGCAAGGTCTAGCGTGAAGTTTGTCGTTCCGCTGGTAGCCATCAGACCATCCTTCCCCTAGTCCTGCCCCGAACAGCAATGCCGTTCCGGCACTTGGCCTTTGGCATTTGCCCGCCATGCGCCGCTTTCTTTGGCTTGCTCAATCCCGCTTCGGACAGCGCGATAGCAACAGCCTGTTTTTTGTTGGTCACTTTTTTACCAGAGCCGCCAGACTTGAGCTTGCCAGACTTGAACTCTTTCATGACCTTCTCTACCTTCCGAGAGGCCGGAGCGTTCCTTGTCTGCTGTGCGGCCTGCGCCCTACTAATGGTCATCTAGCTACCCTTCTTCCACTTAGTGGACTTTGACTTGGTCTTGCTTGGGCTCCACTTGACCTTGTCCGCCCAGTAAGCCGCAGACATCTTGCCGCGCTTGATATTCTTCGCATGACGAGACTTGAACGCCTTGCGCTGACCAACCGTCTGGTTCGTCTTTACGCCTTGCTGTCCAAAGCGAATAATCTTTTCCTTGCCGCCCTCGCACGCCTTGACGATGTGCGATTTCTTAGAGTGGCCCGGAGTCCGCTTTGGCTTGTTGCATGCCATCGCGCCCTTGTCAACGCGACCACCTTTCTTGTAGTAAAGTCGCATTACTTGCGGTGCCTCGCTGTCTTTTTAGACACCTTCTTGGGCTGGCTAGAATGCTGTTTGCCCTTCTTGGTGTCCGCCCGCTTCTTGCGGGTGGTAGCGGCATATTCCTTGTCGGATAGCGATTTAATCGCCTTTTCAGGCAAATACCTTTCTCCCGTTGCTTTCGAGCCTTGGGTGCTGGGCTTGCCCGACTTGGTGCGCCACTTCTGTTTTGTCCATTTCTTGAGGGACTTTTGTGGCTTTTTGAGCGCCATCAGTCTTTGTAGCCTCCGCCCGCATCTTTGTATTGTTTGGCGAGCATCTGTGCTTTTCTAGCAGACCACTGTCCGGGCTTACCGCCCTTGCCGCCTGCCTTGATTTTATTGAACAGGCGCTTACGCAAGGAGGGCTTAGTGTAATTTCCAGCTTCATTGACACGGGATTTCGTCTTGCCCCCCTTTGCGTAGTACTGTCTCATCAGCCGTAGTTCTTTTTCACTTGCAGGACGATTGTGTAAGAGTCGCCCAGCGTGTGGCCTACAGTTGTGAACTTAATATCGCCCGTCTTACCGGCGCCAGCATTGTTGCGGATGCCTGTAAAAGAAGAAAAGTCCAGTGAGTCTGAATAGTCAGCAGGAAGCTCCCACGCCAAAACGTCAGCCGTTGCGTCAAACAAAATCTCAACGCCCATGCCAATGGTTGAGTACCAAACGCGCTCAATGTTTACGCTGGTGCATGCGCCATCATCAACGGGGTTGTTTGAAAGAGCGGACACGTCGATTTTGGTCACGGCGGACTCGCCGGTTCCATCGCTGACGTTTGTGAATGCTAGGATTGCAGTGCGGGGACCGTCTTCAATAGTCTGACTGGTAACTGTGTCAGCCATATTCTCCTCCAGATAACGGGGGCGCTAGCCCCCTATTCATTAACCGGCAGATACGGTGACTACGCCAGAATTGCTCCAAAGCTGTCCGGCAACGCTAGGGTCAGACGTGGGCAGGTCTTTGATAATGACCACGCTGTTGGTTCCATCGTGAGTGATGGAGATGTTTTCAGTAACAGCGCCAGTCGTGGCATTCTTGGTGATTTCCTTGAAGCCGCCCTCTGAGCGGACGGGTCCGTTGAAAGTAGTGTTGGCCATGAGGTTCTCCTGTCTTGGCTAGTGTCTAATGTTCCATGTGGAACAATTAGTCAGGAAAGAAAGGGGGCCGAAGCCCCCGTACTATTAGGAAGTTCCGGGCGAGCCGTAGATTCCCAGCGGATCGGATACGCCGAAGCTGTATCGCTCACGAGCCTTGTACCGGACATTGCCGGTGTCAAAGTCGCCGTCCATTGAAGTCTCCAACGCAGTACGGTTGAAGTGCTTCATTCCGTTCGGTACATCGGTAATGATGAAGAAGGCGTTGGTGTCTGTCAGGAAGTGGTTGACAGAATAGCCTTCTGGGATCGAACCGTTGTTGCGAAGGGCGTTGATGTCGTTGTCAGCCGTGCCAACTCGACCTTCAGTCTCAAGCAAACGAGTTGCTACAAACTGAAGTGCGGGTGGAACGATCAAACGACGGGGTCGGGCCGCGATCAGCAGTCCACGCTCATCGGTGAATGCGGCGATGTTAATCACAGCATCTTCCAATGAGGTTTCGTTCAGATCAGCCGCAACGGTAGGACGGTTAGCGTTAGTGCCACCGTTTACCAGTGGGTGAGCCGTGCTGAACAGCGTTACGCCGTCACCAGAGTTGTAAGACGTGAAGCCGTCGTTAAGCGGGTTAGCCGCTTTGACCTGCTTGGTGTGAGCCATAGCCCGAGCCAGCGCCTTGGTGTAACGAGCAGACAGAGAGTCATACAGGTTATCTTCCATGGCTTCTTCAGTGATGGAGAAGCCAAGGGCAATGGTTTCGTGGTTATAGCGAGCAGTGAACGACTCCTGCGCCGAGTCATAGCTGATGGCCGCGCCTTCAGCTTTAACTGGTGCGGCACCAAAGCCGGACAACTTCACTTCTTCTTCAAACGAACGCTCGGATGATTCAGTTTCGTAAATCATCGTGTGTTCGTCATCGTACCGCTCGTACTCCAACCCAAACAAAGCGTTAAGGCCGGGGAGCAGTTCTTTCAGCATTTGTGCGCGTGAAATAGCCATTACCTAAATCTCCTTAAACGCCAAGTGCCGTTTCGTAGGCATGACTCAAGGGGAGGTACGTTACAACGCAGTCGGTGAACGAATCACCTACCGCACTGTTAGGACCGTCCACAAAGTCGATGATACGAAGCGGGAACGTGTTGGTGGTTGCGATTGAGCTAGCGTCCAAAGCATTCTTGCTTCGGCCAATAGCAGTTGAGCCAGCAGTGCTGATAGCTTGTACGTTGTTACCCAGACCAGTCTGAGCGATAGATCCGTCACCCTGCATTTGGAACAGGAGCTTGGGATCGTCAACGACGTAAGCAACAGCGTCTGACGCTACCGTGCCGGTAGGCCAATACTGGTTGAAGGTCTTCTGGCCGGTGCCGGGGTCGGTATAGGCACAGCCGACAAAAATGCCGACAGTTCCTGCGACAGCCGCAGTCGTAACTGCCGCCTTCTCTACCGTACCAGCCGCGACCAGCTTGACGAAATCGCCATAAAAGACATCGCTGGCATAGCCAGACGCAATCTTGATATGGCGGACTTTTCCGGTGAAGGAACCAGAAGCACTAAGCGTGCCTACGGGTTCTGCACCCATCGGAGTAGCTGATGTAGCCATCTTTAGTCTCCACAACTAGAGTTAAGATCGAAGCT